CCTGCGCGGCATTTATGCCTCGACGGATAAGTTCCGTCGTATCGGAAAGCAATGCCTCGTTCGCCAACTGTATTGCGTCCGCGTCAAGCAAGCCGTTCGAGTCGGTCTGAAGATATGTACGCGCTAATTGTATGACACTGGATAATATCATGGGCTTATCTCTGAGGGCTATCACAAGTAGTCCTCAGATTAAACCTACGCTGAGACAGCGCTTTCTGCACGCGCGATCCTGTAGTTCGTCGAAGCGTCCTCAAAGCGAGTAGAACCAAGACCGAACTTACCACCAATGGACGTGTAAAGGTTCAAGGGGTTGTTCGAGTCAGGCGTGCTCACAATGTAAGGCGTTATCGGCTGGAAGAATCCCCATCCGAACGATTCATGCCCGATGAAGGTCATGGGGTAAACCGTGACTGTCGAACTGAACGTCTGGACGTTCGGAGACCGCATCATGCGGCCGCCGCGGAAGTCTCCCATCTTGCCTTCGAGAAGCTGATCCACCGACGTGTAGCGTCCTGTATCGAGCCATCCACCCGCACCGCTGTTCGACATGAGGTCGAACTCCTGATTCGGATGACAGATGACAGCGTACCATCCACCGACGAAAGGCTTCAAACCGTTGCCGTTCACCCCAGCAAGGTTACGAATAGCTTTCGTATAAAGCGTCGTGTCGATCAGATCGCCCGCGCCCAAAGCGGCGCGTGAGGTCTTGCCTCCGGCGTAGAGGATGCCGTAGGAAGAACCATTCACTGTCGTCTGAAGCGAATTGTCGAGCTGGCGACCGAGAGACAATTTAACTTCAAGAGCGCAGTTATCAACGACTTCGATAGCCGAATTGCGAACGAGAATATCCGTGACCTGAACGACGATGCCGAACTGCGTTACACCAGAGGTGTAAGCGTTCACGCCCCACTGATAGGCAGTAGGATTCGTACCTTCAGAAATCTGAGATACGTTCGTCGTTGCGATCTGCTGGGACTGCGGAAAGGCGAGTGTAGCGAAACCTTTCGGAACATCTTTCTTTACGCCGAGCTTAGCAAACTGCAATTCAGGCTCCAAGTGACGCACGATCGACGTGACGTAGTTGATGAGAAGCTGTGCTGACCACTGAGTAGTTGTAGTAACACCAGTTGCCATTTTTAGAGTTTGTGTTAAAACTCATCCGCAAAAACCTAGTTATCTACCAATCTGAACGTTCCCTTAGCTTCTTCTTTGACGAGTTCTGCCCTCAGTTCCTCCGTACTCATTTCCTCCGGCCGTTTAGAACCTTTTGGAATCTGAATATCGGTTGAACCTCCGAACGTTTGCTCACCTGCCGCCGCTTGTTCTATCTCGGCGCGCGTGGCGAGTTTTCCCTCGCCGTGAAGAACCGTAATGGCCGCGTCCCTGATCGGTATCCCAGCATTGACCTTCTCTTGGATTTTATCCCTGAGTTCCGAAGCATGGGGATACTGAGTCACGATGTCCTTGAAATCATTTTCAAATTCAAGTTTCGCAATTTTTGCATCCGCTTCGGCTTTGTCTTTTACTCGCTGGGCTTCTATCTCTGCGATTTTTGCTGACGAGTCATCTTTTTGTCCGACCTTTTCGGGCGGCGCTACAACCTTCTCCTTACCCACTTCTTGCGGAGCTCCTTCACCTGGTTTCCTTAAAGGTGTATCTTCCATCTGTTTGATAAATTATTTTTAGACCTTTATTTCATTATACCACGCTGTTGTTGTACTTATCCTGGTGCTTCTTATTGCACCGATAATCCGAGCACACGACGATCAATTTGTTCGGATTGTCCGGGCTTCCGAAAATGTGGAGCGTCCTGTCCTTTATGACCCTCCGCATATCTGCATCCCTCGGACAGTAGGTACAACGTATATTGAGTCCCTTGTAATTGTGTTCGTGCCGGCAGTAATCCTCGAATCCGACCTGGACCGACTGGCCGTCGATGTTCTCATAGCGGGGGATCTTAGGGCATCCTGTCCGTGAATGAGGACATAAGGGGTCTGTCGCGCAC